ACGGGGGTCCGGCCCACAAGCGGACAACAGGGCGCCGGCCTGACAAGACGGCTACTACGTGTAAGTGCGTGACTACCGGGAGAGGACGGCGGCCCACTCAAGGCGAAAGCATGAGCGCTGTAGGGCAGACGGGAAGGCGCGTTACCCGGTGAGCAGTACCCCGCTGGCAGTTCGGAGTTACGAGAACAGGCCAAAGGCTGAGTACCGAAGCATACCTTCAGGGCCAGCGGGGATTTTTCGGAGATAGTCATGCAACACGCCGCAGACAAATTCGAGCGTACCGAGCCTGAAGCGCTCAAACGCATCCCGTTCGCCATCGACGACATGCAGATGGTTCCGTGCTTCATGGAAGCGCTGGGCTGGATCTTCCTCGCCTTCTGCTTCTTCACTCTGTGTATCGGATTTATGGGGCTGTGATCATGAACCAAAACGATTTGAACATGCTGACCGATGACTGGTTCAAGCAAACCAATGCCGCAGAAGGTGTGATCCAAGACGCCGTTAAACGCGCTCAGGACTACGCCTATCAAATGGGCCTCGAACGCGGCCAAGGGAATATCAACAAGGTGATCCTCGTTCTCGAAAACATGGTTTCTGAAACAGATAACTTTATCTTCAACAAGAAGAACGACGAGTTTGTTTATTCCGGCAATTTCGAGAAAGCCTACAAGGCGCTGGAGGAGTTGCTCGAGGAGTTGCAGGAATCATGCTGAACCTCTCCAACATGCTCCGCGCCCCGCGCTACTTCTACGAAGTCACCATGACCCGCTGCAAGGGCATGAACGAAGTGCAGAACGCCCGCAAGCGCATGGCCTATGTCACCGCCTGCAACGACGAGGAAGCGAAGAAGGAAGCCCGTCGTCAATATCCGATGTTCTTCCCGACGTCCGCCCGGAAGGTATCGCCATGATCTGGGAAGCCACCCTGAAGCCGCTGGCTGTCGCGCAGACCGCCGGCGATGTCCAAACCATCCGCGTCATGGCCGACAGCAAGGAACAGGCCGTCAAGGAAGTGCGCTTCCATGCCGATTTCCAGCGCTGCGGCGAATACGCGATTACCAAGATTGCCGAGGTGAAACTATGAGCGCCAGCCCGCAAGCCGTCGCCGCCGTCCGCGCCATCAAGCATCAGCGCGAATGGGGTCCGTTCGCCACCGGTCGCTATCTCGACCGCCACAACGCCTTTCATCACTTCATTGCGGCCATCCGCTTCGAGGCTCTGCGCCGCGCACGGAGAGCAGCATGAGCTACGAAATCCACGATGGAACGCTTTACGACTATACCCATGGAGTTTTTTGCGGGGTCCTTATCACGCAGTCTGTAATGAAAAAGCTGGCTGCACTTCAGCATAAGCACCTGGAAGAAGTTAAGAGACTCTTGTCGGACTCTGCAGACAACGGAGAGGTGTTCCCGAGCAGCTGGACGCTTCATTACCCAAACGGCGTACAAACCACTGTCCGATTCATCGATACAGACGCTGATGTTCGTGAGCGAATTCGTTTGGCAACGAGGCACGACCAGCCAAAAGCATGTTTCCCGGTTTTTATCGCGGATAGCATGGATCGGGCCAAGGGCATGGCTGATGCACGGTTCAATGAGGTTAAGTCATGAACGCCCGCGCAGAATTCCACGCCGAACGCCTGCAGGGCCTGGGCGGTTCAGATATTGGCGCGATCCTTGGCCTGTCCAAATACCGCACGCCGGTCGATGTGTGGGCCGAGAAGACCGGCCGAACCCCGCCGACCGAATCGAATCTGCAGATGCGCTTCGGGACGTTCGCCGAAGAGTTCGTGGCACAGGAATACAGCGCTGCCACCGGCCTCAAGGTCCAGCGCTTCAACCCGATGCTGCGCCATCCGACTGCGCCGCTGATCGGCCACGTCGACCGCCTCGTTGTTCCGGAAGGCCAGAAGGTCGCCAGCCACAAAAGCGAGATTCGCACCGACTGCCTGCTCGAATGCAAGACCGCCAATGCCTTTGCTGCCTTCAACGCCGATGAATGGGGCGAGGCCGGCACCGACAACGTACCGATGGCCTATCTGGTTCAGGTAGCCACCTACCGCATTCTGACCGGCTGCCGCTATGCCGATCTGGCGGTTCTGTTCGGCAATCACGACCTGCGCATCTATCACCTGTGGTGTGATGAAGACCTCGAACAGATGATCGTCGCCAAGGCCACCGAATGGTGGAACCGCCATATCGTTGCGGACGTCGCCCCCGATCCGGTCAGCGACAGCGACGTAAAGCTGCTTTACCCGAAAAGCACGCCGGCCAAAGCGGTTGAAGCCAACGAAGAACTGCTGCACAAGCTGGCCGTGCTGCGTGAAGCCAAGGCGCAGGCGGCCAACTATGAAGCCGTGGCCGATGCTGCCGCCATGGGTATCAAGGCGGCCATGGGCGATGCCGAAGCGCTGATGTGGCAAGGCGAAACACTGGCCACATGGAAGAGCGCCAAGCCCGGCAGCAAGACCGACTGGAAAGCCGTGGCCAATGCAGTCGCCGCCCCGAAGAACGTGATCGATCTCTTTACCACCGAAACCGCCGGCAGCCGCCGGTTCCTGATGAAAGACTGAAACCATGACCACCCAAACCAGAACCGCTGCCGTCAAAGATGCCATGCAAGGCAAGTCGACCGCCGTATCGACGGCCAAGCCGACCAGCATTCACGGCTTCCTCGAAACCTACAAAGGCGAGATTGCCAAGGCCCTGCCGCGCCACATGACCGCCGACCGGATGGCCCGCATTGCGCTGACCGAATTTCGCAAGACGCCCGCGCTGATGAAGTGCGACCCGGCCACCCTGTTCGGGGCTGTCGTTCAATGCTCGCAGCTCGGCCTTGAACCCGGTGGAACGATGGGGCATGCCTACCTGATCCCGTTCGAGAACAAGCGCAAAGGCGTAACCGAGGTGCAGTTCATCATCGGCTATCGCGGCATGCTCGACCTTGCCCGCCGCTCTGGCCAGATCGTCAGCATCAGCGCCCGGGAAGTCTGCCAGAACGACAAGTTCCGCTACTGCTACGGCATCGAGGAAACCATCGAACACATTCCTGCAGAAGGCGCTCGCGGCGAACTGACTCATGTCTATGCCGTGGCCCGCCTGAAGGATGGCGGCGTCCAGTTCGAAGTGCTGACCCGCGCCCAGATCGAGGAAATCCGCAACGCCTCTCAGGGCTACAAGACCGCGATCAAGTACGACCGCAAGGACACGCCATGGATCAGCCATTTCGTCGAGATGGCGAAGAAGACCGCGATCCGCAGGCTGTTCAAGTATCTGCCGGTCAGCATCGAAATCCAGCGCGCAGTCGGTCTTGATGAAGCGGCCGAGGCCGGCATCAGCCAGGACAACGGTTTTGTGATCGACGGCGTTGCCAACGAAATCGACAACGAAGAAACCGTCGACCGTGGCACCGGAGAGATTTACCAACCCGGCGAGACCCCGGCCATTGACCCGGACGACGCATTCCTCAAGGGCCTCGAAAGCGACCAGCAGGCTTAACGATCAATGGGGCGGCGGGGTAATGCCCGGCGATTGATGGCCGTCAAGCGAAGCCGGCGGACCGCCCCACCAAACACCATCCACCACAAGGAAACCACCCAATGTTCTCTCTCGCCAACCAAGCCGCCAAACTCACCAACGTCAATCCCCGCGCCGAACTGCATGGCCAGGACAAGAAGCTCGCCGTCGATCTGAAGTTCGAAGTCAAGACCAGTAACGATGTCCTCTCCGAATTTGACCCTTCCCTCAAAGGCTCGCTGTACAAGAAGGCTGACGACGGCCAAGGCGAACTGATCAGCGAACCCGGCCACCTTCCCTCGCTGAAGTTCCCGCTGATGGGCGCGGTCAAGTGGGGCAAGACCTTCGACGGCTACGAGACCGTGATCCACTACGGCATCAGCGGCGCGCAAGACATTCACCTGCTCGAATGCGCGGTCGACAACTTCCGTTTCGATTGCCAGGACGGCGGTACGGTCGTCGTTTCGTTCCGAGTCATCGCCCACCCGGAAGCTGCCGAACTGGGCCGCCTGTGCGAAATGATCCAGCAAGAGGTCGAAATGTCGCTGATCGAGCCGAAGGCCGAACCGGAGAGCGTGCATCAACTGTTTGGCGAGGCTGCGTAACGCCTGAGATAACCGGGAGCCCGTCAGGGCTGTCCGGTTGATTGAATAGTTAGAAGTGCTACGGTCAACTGGAGAAAACGATGGAAAACGAAACGCAGTGGAGCGGGCTTGATGAATACGCCGCCGCAATACCTGAGTGCTGCGAGTACCAAGGCATTGATGCGCACGTGAACGGGCTAATGCTTTGCTGGAGATTGTGCGCGGCAATTGAGGCCAAAAGAAAGATGGATTGCACGGGCTGCGACTTGGCAACAAGGACGCCTTATAACGCCTGAGATAACACGACGGCCGTCAGGCCGGTCGGGTTGATTGAAAAGTTAGAAGTGCTGCGGTCAACGGAGAAACCATGAAGAAATTGAAAGCCAGATGGGAAGCGTTTTTGATTCGCGTGGCGAAGTACATCCTGCACGACAGAAACGTGACGCGCTCGCCGGTAGTAAGCCGCCGAGACAACAACGAAATGTGGGAAATGGGCTGGCACTTGGAAGACATCGCCGGGCGAATTGAGGATGGATACAACAAGCCTTCTAACGCCGCCTTAACGCGACGCCCGTAAGGGCGGTCGCCGTTGAAGGCACAGTTATAAGCCAATTACAGGAGTAAGCCATGCGTAGGAAAAGCGCAGTTTCGAAACGAGAGCAACACAGAAGGGCAGAACAGAGCCAGCGCCAGTGGGAAAAAGACAACCAACAGGTAGCCGCTGCACTGAAGGCGATGCTGGAACGACCAGTGTTCCCTCGCGGATGGATTCACTTTGGCTGATAACGCTAAGTAGACGTCAAAACTGACGCATATTCTGGCCGGTGACGCCTATCCTGGAAAACACGTCACCGTAAACCATTGCAGCAGAGCGAACAACACAGATTGCTTAATAGTTGAACAAAGGAAACCGGACATGAAAACAGAGCACGCAATCGACTGGCGAAAAAGCGCGGCTGAGATTCAGGCTGACTTCGAGGCGGTGTGCAAGCAACGCGACGAACTGCTGGCGGCGCTTGAAAAAGTTACCGCAAAGCTGGCGTGGCTGAATAGCGATGACTGCGGCCACATCATGGCTCTTACCGACGAGGCAGAGGCCATCATCTCCAGCGCGAAAGGCTACGGTCGGCCGGAAAAAACAGCCAAAACCGAAGTCCAGGCCATCGTCTTTTACCCGGCCGGCAGCCTTGGTGAAGAGGTGGAAGCATGATGAATCATGGGAAGTGCATCCACTTCAACGGCGTGCAAAACGACCTCTGCAAGCGCGGCGTTTCCTACGAGGTGATGTGGCCGAAAGGCCCCAAGCCTTGCATTCAGATGCTGCACAAATCGTCGCGCGGCGGAACGTACCTGAAGCCTGGCGAAGCCCCGGCGGAAAGCAAACCATATCCGGGCGCCGACAAGGCAAAGCCCTGCCCGTTTTATCAGGAACCGACCAGCGAAGAGGTCCAGGCCGA